CTCTTGTAAATGAAGATGATGACCTGTTACCAAGTGCATCTACATCACCAGTAGCAACATTTATACCACCAACAAGTACAATACCAAGAGAATGATTATTATGACCATTTGCAGACGTATGGTCACCAACTCTATCTGGTGGTCTACCTCTTTGCAATCTTCCGTCTCTTCGTATAACATAATGATAACCAATACCATCATGTCCTAATTTTGATTGTATATTATTTATTTCTATTGCGCCTATGTCTTTATCAGTTGCAGTTTCAGTCGCATGAATTACCACTTCTGATAGTGGTCTTGTAATTGCGTGTATTTCTGAATTTAATTCTTCAACAGAAGATACGAAAGTAAACACTTCATCTCCACTGTTTCTACCTGACCACTTTGTAATCTCTTCACCAATGGGTTTTGGTAATGAATAAAATTGTTCATCTAGTATCATTTGACCAGCAATTGTTGTGTTTAATGATTTTATTTCTTTATCTGCTCTATCAATTGTGTTTGTTGTATTTTCTATTTCATCTTTTGATATACCTGATTTTTCTGCTTCGTCTTTTACTTTGTTTTTAAAGTCTAAAGGACTTGTAAAAGATTTTACTTTGTCTACAATACCTTTCATAAAACCACCAATATCTGCATTTCCAAGTATTGACTTAATTGCATTTGCATCACCTTCTGGTGTTTTCTTTGCTACGTCTTCTGTAATATCTTTTAATACTGCACTTTCTACTGCACCACCAGTAATACCTTTTACTTTATTTTCTGTGTTTAATGTTATTTTTTCTGTAATGTTTTGTAATACACCATCTAAACCTGTGGCAATTGTTGCTATTACAGTTGCTATGGCATCTGTTGCTTTATCAACAAGTTCACCTATATCTCCTGCTAAGTCTTTAATTTTACCAACAAAACCTGCAACACTAGGAAAAGATGCAAGTTTAAGTTTAGTAACTTTTGCCTTTGCTTGAAGTGCCTCTACACCTGTTTGATTTTGAACGTTACCCAAAACGTCTTCTGGATTAGTTGTAGTTTTTAAATCAGGTATGCCAGATATTAATTTAGTTACTGCCTCTACCGCAGTACCAGCATCAAGATTTTGAGTAACACTTGCTATTTCACTTAGTTCTTGAGAAGATGCAATACCACTGGCAGCATCTGCAATTGATGATGCTTTAGCACTTGCTTTTGCAACTGCACCATCAATACCTTCTGCTATACTTGTTGGACTACCACCACCTGCAATATTTAAATTAAGTTTAGGTAGAGATAATTTTAAAGCAGGAGCACCTGTTATGTCACCTAATATTGTAGAAATAGGTTGAGCAGTTGTTCCACCAGTTTTCGTTGCACTAACATTAAACGATGAATTAAAACCAGAATCAGAACCACCAAAATTAGTTGTCAAACTACCAGCAGAATATGGCAATGTGATTGTTCCAGGGTCATTAATGCCAGTAATACTAGGTAAGTTTTCAGTAATAAGAGCAACGCCTTCACCTTGTATGACATCACCTTTTGCATTTTGTACTATATCTAAAGGTTTTATACCACCAATTTCTGTTAAATCTCTACCAATAGTTGTATCTAATTTAGCACGAAGTTGGTCACTTGCTTTTGGCAAGTTTACTTTAATGTACTCTTGCTCTATATCTTCTCTTTTTAATCTTTTTAATTGAGAATTAATTCGTGATTTAATTTCTCTACCCACCAATACTCTCCTTGATTTCTAGTGCCTTTGCTTCTACTTCATCTTTAAAACCAGATGCATTGTTTTCTAAATAGTATTTAGTCACAATTTCTGGTAAAGAATTTTTACCTTCTAAACTGTCAGTTTGTAATATTTTTATATTAGCATTTTGTTTTTCACCTCTTAGTTCAAAAACAACAAACTCTAATTGTGTTGTAAACTTTTTAAATGCCGAACTAAATGCAATTAAGTTTGAAAATCTTTGTTTAGAAAAATCTGCAAGTCCAGTTTTACCAGTGACCATTCTAGATGAAATAAATAAACCAGAAGTAATTGCAATTGCTTGATTTTCTGTATAACCTAAATTTAATAAAAATTGTACTGAGTGTTTTACTCTTTTATCTCTGGTTGTTTTAGAAAACTTTCGTGGATTACTTTGTGTATTATCATTTTCTATGCCTTTATCTATTGGTGTAACTATGTTTGACAGTATCGAAAACAAACCTTCTGGTTTACTGTCATCACCAATGTCTTCTAATCTTTGATTGTTTTGAGTTAATGTCGCAAACTCTAAATGTGGCAAAGAACCTAAAACAATTGGAGTTTGTGAGTGATTACCATCCATAAAAAAACCAAAGACTAATGAATTTGGTTGCAACTTTGGTGATTTACCTATACCAGAAATACCACCTTCTGTTGTTGGAAGAACACATTGCGCCCAGGGTAAGTCTTGTTGTGGCAATTCGTATATTTCGTCTGAGTGTAAACCATGAATTCTTATCTTTACACGACCTTCAAATCCAAATGGTGGTGATGCATCAATAACTGTCGCAATAAACCAACGAACATTATCTCCATAATATTCATAAGGCACTGGATTTAAAAATTTCTCGTTCATGGTTCTCTTTCTAATTTACAAACGTTCATTGTAACGTCATGTTGTGTGCCTCTAAATGTGTGTCGTAAGTCATAAATTAAATGCTTACCAGATTTATTTTTATCAAGCATATCATCTGCATTTGATTGTTTACCAACTTCTAAATTATCATTGACAACATTTAAATTTACTGTATCGCCTACTGCCGCTTTACCAAGAAAGAATGCAGTACCAGGAACTGTAATAGACATCATGTTTTTAACTAGTAAATCTCTAATTGAATTAGACTCTAATTTTTTAAGATGTTTTGCTTCTTCAAATTCATCGTGATATGATTTAAACTTACCGTAAGTTCCTGTAGAAACTACTTGATGAATATGTTGTGCTTCATAATCACCAATAAATTTATCTTTTAATTTTAATTTATTATCAAAAACATTTTGATTTCTTCTTATAATTATATCTTGTTTGTCTAAATTATCAATTGTTCTTTGTACGTCATAGTGTTGTTGTGTTATTTGACCAGTATTTAAATTAGTTATACCTTGTGATGCGCCGACAGTTCCATTTGTTACCATATGAAGAGTATCACCCATTTCACCTAAACCTAATGCTTTAATAGTAAATCCTTGTTCGAATTCACTTTTATCTTCTGCAACGTTTACGTTTGATGGATTATAAGTATAAGGTAATTTATCATTAAATGGCACTTGACGATACATAACATCTAGATTACCCATTCTTAAATTTTCATCATGTATTGTTGCCCATAAATAAAAAGGAGAACCTGTCTGTGTTGTTGCTCTTGACAATAACCATTTAATTGCATTTATAGGTGAAAGATTAGGTATAATTACACGTATATCATCTTGAATCGCATCAACTTTTTTACTTCTAAATCCAAACAAAAGTTGATATGAGATATCAACACTTTTATTTAATCGTGTCAAACAAATTCCTTTGACAATATCATCAATACGTCCACGATAAGCACTACGAAGTCTTTGTGCCGATGAAATAAAACCATGTTCATCGATAATATCAAACACATATATACTAGACTTATCATTACCTTTTAGTTGTCTGACTATATTTGTCATGATGAAAGTCTTTTCAAACACAGGGTCAGTTTCTTTACCTAGTCCTGCCATTTCTAATCTAATACGTTCTGTACCATTAAAATTAATTAATTCATACAAAGACTTATCATCTACAATCGCAATCGTACCAGATAAAGATGGTTCTTCAATACTTTCGTAGATGTTTATTTCTGCAACTTGATTTTTAACATCAAAAAATTTATTCTCAAAACCACCAAATCTATCTGCCGTAATATGCGCCTTAGTTAACTTAAATTGTTGACTCTTTGGGTTTGCCATGTTATGACTTCAATGCTTTATTAAAATCTGATACTACTTTGTCTATACTGTCTGGTCTAATAACAATAATTGTTTTTAGTTCATCGTTTCTACTTTCAAGTCTATCACGATAAGTAACAGGTATTAAACCAGATGTATTTACTGTTCCAGATTCTGGATAAGGGTCAATATCAACTTGTTTACCATCTGTATTTTTATAATGATGTACTGCATTGTATTGTTCACCTTCACTTACTATTACAAGAGAAATTACATCGCCACTTGTGTTAGTAAACTGCAATTGTTCACCAACAGAAAACTTGGTCCCACTTGTAATCTTTATAAACAATTGTCCTAAATCTAAATTTCTTTTTACAATTGTTCCAACAGTTGTCGATGATGCACCAGTAACAGATTGTCCAACAGGAAATGTTACTGCAATATCCTCATTTGCACCACCAATTGTAGTTCTATTAGTAAACGTGATAAATCTGTTTGGATACTTTGATGCCGCGGTTGCTAATAAATCACCTGTGTCTACTGGCCAACCACTAAGTCTTAAGTGGTCATTCATCAAATAAAATGTCCAATAATAATCTGTCGTGCCATATAACTTGTGTGATAATGAGTCTGCTCTATCACCAGAAAGTATTGTGTATTTGTTTAAAAATGCTACGTTTGATTTTATTTCATCAATTAAATCTACATATTGAGTTAGATTATTAAACAGTACTGGGTCTTCTAAATTTCCAAATCTATATGCTAATGATTCAAAGTTTTTAAAATATTTTGTTGTCATGTTTAATAACCTTCTTCTTCAACTTTCTTTCTACTCAATGTCGATGTTTCAGTAAATGCTAAAGTCATATCTATTTCAGTAAATTTACCACCACTATGCATTGCTGAGTTTGTTGGATTATATACAATACTAATGTCACGAAGAAAACAAGGTTGAATCTTTGTTGCTATTTCTTTGCCATCATATACTACTGCTATATTGAATTTGTTTGGAAAACGATAACCAATAGATGCATCGACACCACCAATATCAACAAGAATATCTTCTGGATATAATTCTGTTCTAAAAAACTTAATGATTTCATCTATTTCGTCTGCTTCTCGTTCAGATGTTGCAATAAATTTAAATGTAAATGCAAACTCTCGAAGTGCTACTGACTTAAATAATGCACGAGTATTTGGATTCATTGTTACACCAGCGGCCTGTTTTACTGCTAGATTGGCACCTTCACCTGCCACTTTTGCTACACTCACTTGTGTCATTGCAAGTTTACCTAAATCACCACCAGCATTACCTTGAAGACCAGCAGAAAGTGTTGACCCTACACCACCAAGAAGTGAACTTAAAATATTTTTACCACTTTTACCTGCGGCCTCACCTATACCACCACCAAAACCTAAATCTGCGTTATCATATGCAACGTTATCTCTAAACTGCAATGCAACAGGTGTAAAGAGTTTTACTGATTTATCTATTTGCGATAATTTAGAACCAGAACCTTCTTTAGTTTGATATGCTACACCTTCACCCTTAAACTCTTCTGTTTGTTCTCCATCATTTGTAATTTCACTTGTATCTGAATCTTTAGCGAATATGCCAGATAAACCTACAAGTGCGGCCATGTCTAAAGGTTCTTCTTCGAAGATACTAAACATGAGTCTACCTTTGTAATCGTCTGGGTTATTAAGTGGATATTCTAAATCTTTTCTACCTTTTAGAACTGGTACTGCTTCTGGAAGTGAATCGAAAAGAACTTCTTTTCCAAAATTTACCAATGTTTTACCGAAATCTGCCATATGTTACTCTAATAAATAGTTTATTATAGTTCTATTTATACTGAAATGAAGACATACAAAGGAAGATATCGAGTAAAAAATACAAAAAAGTATAAAGGTGACTATGAGAGTGTCATCTATAGGTCTTTGTGGGAAAGGCATTGCTTTCGGTGGTGTGATGAAAACCCTAAAGTCCAGTACTGGAGTTCAGAAGAAACTGTTGTTCCATATTACTATGAGATAGACAAAAGATATCATAAGTATTATCTTGATTTGAAAATAACATTTAAAGAAGGTAAAACAATACTTGTTGAGATAAAACCAGAGAAAGAAACTAAACCACCTACAGGTAATAGAAGAACTAGACGATATATTACCGAAGCAACGACATATGTGAAAAACATGAATAAGTGGGAAGCGGCAGATGAATATGCAAAAGACAATGGTTATGAGTTTCAAGTCTGGACAGAAAAGACACTTAATTCTATGGGTATTCTGCCTAAATCTACAAAACCTTTAAAACCTTTTACAGGACGTAAGAAATAAGTATAAATAGAAGTATGTCAAATATCTTTCAGAAACTAGAACTTGCGGCATTTCGTAATCAAATTACTCCAAGAACAGACGAGAGTAGAGCATGGTTTATGAACAAAGCAAAAACTATGCGAGGTATTAATAGAGAAGAACTCATGAAAGAAGAACCACTCAGTAGAAGTGGTAGAAGAATTATTGGGTCAATGCAAATGTTTGGTTATGACCCAAAACACAAAGATACTTTACCATATTACGATAGATTTCCTTTAGCAATCATTGTAAAACCTGCAAAAGGTGGGTTTCTAGGTTTGAATTTACATTACTTACCACCAATACTTCGTGCAAAGTTTCTTGATGCATTGATGGACAACGTTACAAGTAAGAAAAGTGATAATGCAAAGTTTGACTTAACAGTAAGATTATTAGCAAGTACAAGCAAACTAAAGTATTACGAACCATGTATTAAACATTATTTAAGTGAAAAAGTTGCAACTAAATTCGCAGAAGTCAAGGCACCAGAATGGGAGATTGCTACGTTTTTACCACTTGCACAATTTGAAAAAGCAACAAAACAAAAAATATATGCAGACAGTAGGAAAATGCTATGACAACTAACATGATAGATACGTTCAAGAGTAGAATAACAGAAGGTGGCGGTCTTGCGATGGCCAACCTTTATCGTGTCTTTTTGCCACCAATTATTGGTGTAAGAACACAAGACATGGATATTCTCTGTAAGGCCGCACAAATACCAGGTAGGCAAATACTATCAACAGAAAGATTTATGGGTATGTCAACCATGAAAGTTGCAAATGGTTATGCTAGTGATGACGTGACTTTAACTTTTTATTGTTTAAATGACATGAGAATCATAGATTACTTTCATGCTTGGCAATCAAAAGCAGTCAATCAAGAAGAACAAGAAGTCGGTTATTTAAATGATTATACATATCCAGTAATCATTCAAGCACTTAAAAAAGGTGCAGAAAATCCACTGTTACAACCTAAAAAGTTATTTGACAATAAACTACCAGATGCACTAAAAGATATAATACCGCCAATCGGTCCACTTGACTTAGCAAATGGTACTTTTGATTTAGGTTTATTAGGTGATACAGGTTTGAGGTATATGGCAGAAGGTGTGACATATTCTTGTCGACTAGACAAAGCATATCCTACTACTATAAATAGTTTCGAAATGAATAATGAACTAGATGGTTTATTAGAAGTGAACGTTCAATTATCATACAAAAACTTTAGAATAGTTGAAGGTAATTTGAAAGATAGAATTATCGATAAAGCAATTGATGTTGTCGGTGAAAAAGTGAAAGATAAACTCAAAGATAAAATGCTTGGTGGGTTTACAAGTACACTTATAGATAGATTATAATATAGGAGAATATTATGAGTGGAGCATTACCAAAATTAAATGCAACCCCAACTCACGAGTTGACAATTCCGTCATCGGGGCAAAAAGTGAGTTATCGTCCTTACTTAGTGAAAGAAGAAAAAATACTTCTTCTTGCATTTGAGTCTCAAGATGAAAAACAGGCGATGCAGGCAATGGTAGATACAATTATTGCATGTGTTAACGAAAAACTAAATCCTAAAACATTTACTTCATTTGATGTAGAATATATGTTTACACAAATACGTAGTAAATCTGTAGGTGAAACAACTAAAATTAATGTTGCATGTTCTGAGTGTGGAACAAATAATGAGCAAACAATTAATTTAGCAGAACTTAAAGTTGAAGTTCCAGAGATAAACAATGTTATTGAATTAACAGATAATATCTCTGTAGAATTAAAGTATCCATCTTTTGAGGCATTTATCAAAAACTATGGTAAAGACCAAACTGAAACTGAGTTTAGTTATATGGTAATTAATAATTGTATTGATGCAGTAATTAATGGAGAAACTAGAATTAGTGCAGATGAAGTCTCAGTAAAAGAGTTAAGTGAATTTATTGAGTCAATGAGTTCTCAACAATTTCAATCTATTGCAGACTATGTACAAAATATGCCACAATTAGAAGATACTGTTAACTTTACTTGTTCTAACTGTGGGCATGAAAACAACAGAAAACTTAAAGGTATTTCTGATTTTTTCTCCTAAACCTTTCGCATGATAGTCTGACAAATTATTATCAGACTAATTTTGCAATGATGCAACATCATAAGTACAGTTTGACAGAACTAGAAAATATGATACCATGGGAAAGGGAAATTTACATTACATTATTATTAGACTGGATAAAAAAAGAAGAAGAAAGACAGAAAAAAGAAGAGTCAAAGTATAAATAGAAGTATGGCAGATTTAACTGACGAAATTCAAGAATTGAGAGTACAAAACTCAAAATTTATTACCGACTTAGCAAAACAAGACGAAATTGCGGGTGCAACACTTACGGCGCAACTTGATACTGCATTGGCAGTTGACCAATTAACTGAAACTTTCAAGCAATTTTTTAAAGCAGAAAGACGAGATAAAGAAAGTGATAAGTTAGAAGCATCTAGAGAACAACAAGGTCAAGTCACGAAAGAAGGCGCAATGGGTGCCGCAACTGGTAGTGATATAGAACCACTAGATTTTGGTGGTAATTATTTTGCCATGATTGCTGGTGCAATTGCTGGTCTGGCAACAGGTTTAGTTGGTGCTATAGCAGGTCAAATTGCATTAGTTACAGGAGCAATTGGTAAATTATTTAGACTTGACAAAGCACTTGCTGGAATACGAAACTTATCAAAAGCATTTGTTGGAAAATTTAATCGATTGAATCCAGAAGTAGGTAAATTTTTTAGAGCAATTAGTAACACTTTTGCTAATATAACAAAACAATTTAAAGCAGGTTTTAATAGTTTAAAAGTTGCAAGAAATTCTGTCGGACAGTTTACGAAGTTAGGATTTTTTGGTAGAATGGGTAGTTTTTTTAACACACTCCTTAAACCTTTTAGATTTATAATAAAAGCATTTGCTGATTTAAATAAAACTATACGAAGTGTTTTTGGTATTGTTAGTAAAGTTGCAAAAGGTGGTGGTGTTTTATCAAAATTCTTTGGTACTATTGGTAGTTTTTTTCGTGGTTTTGCATTAATTGGTAGTAAGTTATTAATACCATTACAAGTAGTTATTGGTCTTTTTAGTGGTATCACACAGGCAATTAAAGATTTTACAAACACAGAAGGAACTATTGGAGATAAATTAATTGCAGGATTAGGTGGATTTGTAAAAGGTGCCTTTAATGCATTAATTAGTATGCCATTAGATTTATTGAAAAAAGGTGTATCTTTCATAGCAGGTAAACTTGGGTTTGAAAATTTTGCAGAACTGTTAGATAGTTTTTCTTTTGCTGGTTTGTTTAGTACTATATTTGATGGCATCACAGGTTTTGTAACAGGTATAAAAGATATCATAGTAGGTATATTTACATTTGATGGAGAGACAATTAAAAAAGGTCTAGGTGGTATTGGAAAAATTATTGCAGGTGTAGGTAAATTTTTTCTGGCAGTTATAGCGGGTGGTTTAGCGGCCTTAGGTGCAATATTACCAGGTGGCGAATCACCAGGCGAAGCATTTACTAGAAAATATAAAGAAGTCATGGCAGGTGGAAGTGGTAACGTTACAAGAGCAGATAGAGGAAGTGGTACAGGTGGTGCAGACTTAGACGAAACTGATTTAAACAAAGTAACACCAGAAGAAAGACAAAAATCTATTCAGGCCGCGGCAAGTAGAAAAGCATCTAGAGGTGGTGGCACAACAGTAATAGATGCATCGACAAATACTAATACATCTACAAGTGGTGACACACTAGCAATGAGTGGCCCACCAGAACCAGCAGTAAATCCTAGAAAAAAAAGTAGGGGATAAAAAAAGGGCGATACTGAGAGGTAATTAGTATCGCCCTTAAAAACTTGTTTTTATATTAACAAGTTTTACGATTCGTCATTTGCCAGTTTAGCAAAATAACTCAAAGTTTCATCATCTGATTCAGTAGCATTAACTTCTGGTGCTGGCGCACTTGCAGATACGACAGGTGTTTCCATCGAAGATGGTTCAACTGCTTCTGCGGTCTTAGTTAAGTCCTCACTTTTTTGAGTCATACCTTCACCAACTGCTTCACCCAGAACTACAGATAATCTCTGTTTTAGTTCATCATATGTTTTATAGTTGGTAGGTTCAACGAACTCAGCAACATCAAACATAGCATTATATGTTGCTTCTAGTTTTGTTTCGTCTGCATCGTATAATGATGTAGTAGGTTTGAATGAAGATTTATCGTAGTTTCTGTAACCAGCAACATTAGTAATCTTTAGTTCAAAGTCTGCACCATTCCAAAAGTCAAACGGATTGACAGGTTCTTCACCAGGGAATTGAGGTTGCATCACGTCCATAATCTTGTCCATGATTTTTTTACCAAAGTCATATAAAAAGACTTTACCTTCATTGGCACGGTTTGCAGGGTCTGAGACAACAAGAATGTTTACTACATGGTGTAGTCTACGTTTTTGATTTCTTGCAGTTTCTTTATCTGCATCTATACCAGAATTCCATAATCTAGAATTCAATTCACCCAATGGGTCTTTTTGACCAATAGATGTAAGAGACTTCTCTACATACCATTGACCTGTAGGGCCCTTGAAGAAGTGGTCAAAGTATCTTACCCATGGTAATTCTTGACCTTCACCTGCTGGTAAGAATCTAATAACGGCATACCCATTACCTGATTCATCGACAGTTGGTTTCCAGAATCTTTCGTCTTCATACGATTTCTTCTGAGTTGTGGCACCCGATGCTTCTTGCACCGCTGAAACGAGTTTTGAGACATCTGTTCTATTGGTCTTTAAGTTTGCGAATGACATGTATTTCTCCTTTGTATTCGTTGTATTATTTTTGTCCACTTACACATAATATAAAATTGCTGTCATTATACTTGTTTGCACAAATAAAGTCAAGCATTATTTAACATTGTTTAAAACAATGTATTCCCTTTAGGTAACATATGCAAATCCATACCTTCTGCTTCAACTTGGTCTTTGATTGCTGGAGATATATATTTTTTTATGTCTTCTAATTCTATGTTGTTCTTTTCACATATATGGACAATAGCATCAATGTATCCATGTCCATCATTCTTAACAGATTCAAGAATCATTTCAGTAAACTTTTTCTTTGTCAGAAAATTATTATTTACTGCTTCTTCTTTCTCTTGCTTTTTTGTTGTTTCTTTCTCTTGTTTCGTCATTTTGTTCCTTTAAGATTACGTCACATATCCACCTTTTCAAACCATAGGGTGTGACAGGTGCATTGTTCTCGATTATCTTTATGTGTTTCCAAGTTATGATAAGACTTGTATAATTATTATACTTATCGTCTGTAAATGCCCATTTAAAAGTATGGGGATTTTCTTCGTATCTATTATTTTCTGGATTGTCAACGTCTTTGCCATAGTAGTCGTAGTATACCCAACTGCCATTTATTATTTCACCAGCATTATAACTACCATGTTCCCATTCAAATGGTTTCGGGTTTTGTTTATATACTTTTCTTTTTTTCACAAATAGTTCTCTATTCATATTTATATACCTCTCGTCTAAAATGCTATTATAACATATTTAAACGAAAAAGTCAACCAGTGAATTTTTTACATTCTTGTCTGCGAGACGTTTATCGAAGATATTTTTCAGTTGTTGTTTCCAATTTTGTAGACTATGTTTTTCTTTAGTTTTTTCTGAAATGTCTAGTCTAGTTGTATGTGGTAATTTACTTAACTCTTTTACTGTTGCAACGAAGTCTGCTTTACTACAACTCTTCGGTAGTTTACGATAGTGAGTTTTATGTACTGCTATTGATTCACTTGCATGTTTATTAGATTTATCTGTAATTAATATTGCAGGTAATCCATGACCCAATGCCTCTTGAGCAGTAATACCATATGATTCTTCTGGACATGTTGAACAGAATACTTTACATTTTGCTATTGTTTCAAGAACAACATTATGGTCTAAGTCAAACAAAGTTGTCTGTGGTTCTTGCCAATGTCTATTCTTATCTAAATATTCTGCATTACTTTTATATGCAATATCATTTGTTAACACTAAACTGTCTAGTTCGTTAACAGATTGTTTGTGAACGTAGAATGGATTCTTGCTTTCATATGCAGACCCAATCGTGCCAACGTCATAAGGTTTTTTAGCATAAACTACTTCATCACCTTTTAAATAAGACGGGTGAATGTGACCATGTATTTCATCGAAGTCTGACCCAGTAGTTCTAATTGATTGCTCTCTAAACCATTCTTCTTGATATTCACTTACCATATAAACATGAGCATTTAACGATTGCAATTGTTTTAAATAGTTGCATTTGTTTTCAAGTGCAATAGTTCTAATCAGTGGTTCATGCCAGATTGCAACGATTGGTATGCCTAGTTTCGAAAGATAATTACCCATACCCAATTGATTTAACATAAGCATATCTGGTTCGTGTCGACCAATTGCTGATTCAATTATCTGTCTTATCTTGTTTGCTTTCTTATCTTCTTCTGTCACACGAACAGGTAAGACATCAAAATTATCTGCGACATCTTTAATAAACTTTTCTATGCCACCAACCATCTTGGTTGAATTGACATCAAAACCTTTATGTGCTGAGTAGGGTAAAACTATTTTCACTTACTGAATCTCGGGTCTTGAAAGTTTCTATCGAGAATCATATTGTAATTATTCACACCTGTAGATAGATGTATGTTGTCTTTGAATTTAAGTTTGTTTTTCTTAAATGGATTATAGTTTACATGGTGATGCCATCTTCCGTATCGCCAGACGACCGTGGCAACGTCTGGGTGCATGTCTGCCAGCATCTGAGACTTATTAATAGTACCATCAGTATTGTAACCTTCTTTCATTGCATCTGTATTTTCTGCATGATAGAATTCTGCAGTATTACCACCACTAACTGTTTGAGTTGCCATCTTACCCTGCATGAATGCATTGAACTGCAAACAAACATCGCCATCTTTCATAACTCTTAAACAAATATCTGTATCTTCGTTGTATCTACCACGCCATCTGTGTTTACAATCGTTACGTATTAACAAACAAGAATAGATTCTAGTATTTGCAACATATGGTGGATACTTTTGATTTGGTGCGATAAAGAATCGATACTGAGGACCAGCAATATAAACATTATCGTATCTGTCAACGAAATCTTCCATGACACGAAAACCTGTAGAACTTTCGAATCGTATTCTTTCATTGTTATGTAATCTGTAGAAGTCTGCTAGATTATCATCTAGTACCCAATGACTTGTTGCACCAATACTAATTGAGTGGTCCCATGCCCAGTTTCTGGCACGACCAGGACCATCACCATGATTCGAAAATGGTGCTTCTAATAATGTCACATATTCACGAATATCAAACGTATCAAGTGCTTTGTCATAGTCTTGCATGTCTTGTGGTTCGACTACGATATAATGTGGTATCTTCATACGTGATAAAGACCTAGATGTAATCATTGAATCTGCACGACCTTTCGAGACAATATACATTGGGTGTCTGAGTGGAAAAGTAAACCCGTCATCTACCCATCGAAGAAATCTATTCTTTGTAATATCTAACTTAGGGTGCCAGATAGCATTTGTTTTTTCTGTAAGTTCTTGACCAATACGTTTAGCAAAGTCTTGATAATGTTTTTCTGTACGAAAATGCATATGTATTGTACGAAACGATGGGTTATCTTCTTGCACATATTCTGGCATGTCAACCCAATGTTCTTTCCATTTTGCATTTACATCTGTCACACCTTCATTGACTTCAATATCTAATGCAGACTCACTCTTGTTTTTAGAACGAGGAAGTAATAAGTTTTTATCAATCTTAATACCAGTAGGTTCTTCTTCTTCACCAAATAGTGAAGTCTCAGGGTCTGCTTGTGGATAAAATGCAACTTTAGTTTTGTAGTCTATACATTGACCAATCAAAGAGCAGTATTCTACCATGTCATCGACATTACGAAAATGCACATACAAAACTTTATGCACACCTGCTTTTTCTTCTCTTGTTAAAACTTTATCGGGGAGGGCAGTAGTCAGTTCTTCGCCGACATACTTATCTAATGTTGCTTTGTAGTCATCTTGAATTCTATTATCTGTATCTAGATAATTATCATACGATGCACTTTCTTTTACTTCTTCCATGTATTCTCACGTATTATTTGTATTCGTTGTATTATATCAGGAGAATCAAGTAAAGTCAATATCAAACTTTATTAAATTCTCTAGACGAAATGCTCTCCACTGTTGAACATCTAAATCAAATACTTTGATAACTCTATCTGTATCTTGATAGTGCCAAAGCATTTCTGACTTTGGCATTTTATCATCTGGTATTTCAGATTCCATAAGAGTACATTTCATGTCTCTTGTACCACCATCTTTCTCTTTAAGAAATTTGATATCTACAATGTTATTTATAAGAGTTTTAACTACTGTAGTTCTTTCTAACTCTAAGAAGATATGAGACATTCGAAATACATTTCCTTAAGTTGTTCACCTTTACCTTTACAAACTTCTGCTAGAATTTCTTCTTTAGATAAAGCATCTATATCTGCCATGATACTAGGTTTTACAATTTCTTGCATTGTTGAACTTAAATATTTAAAATATTTAGGATTTGCATAACTAACTGTCAAACTTTTACAATCTTTAAAATCGTTTGCAGTTCCTTTAAATGCAGAAGATGAATTTGGTTTGTATGTTTTCATTTTACTGTGAAGTTCAGAATCTTTCCAATCAAACTCAAATATAGCAATACATTTACCATTAGATGTCCAACTAGTTACTACACATAACATGTCATCTTTACTAAACTGATTTGCTTTTTGTTTTGGATTTGCTGGAGAACCAAATGCAATAGCACCACTACATGCTTTTTTTGTCTTATTTGTTTCTGATAAAGGAATATAAGACTCAGATTTTACTTCTACTGGTCTGCCGTCTACATACCCATCATAATCATGAGTATTTTCATTTAACTCATAACCTAACTTATGAAGAACTAGTTCTTCTTTATATACACCAGATGAACTACCACCAGTCAATATCATTTTGATATACTGTTTTTCTTTCTCTGGTATCTTACCATCATTAAAAGCATACTTCATCATTGATGGAAGTGCTTCTTTACCTATTTGTCTCGCCATTTTATACCTCTCGTATGTTTGACATTTAAATTAAAACCTAACTGGCATAACCAGCGGGTTCACCAAATCCTGCATATGCTTCTGCGACAAACCAATTTGGTATATCACGTTTAGTCCACTTTGCAAACCCAATCTTTTCTTCAACATAATATTTTTGATATGCTTTGATTGAATCACCAGGTATTTTACAATAATCTGGCATTGCTTGTGGAGGTTCTACGAACCCATTGTCTTTTATATTCTTAGGAATATTACCTAGTAATTTACCTAGTAATCTCTCTGTAGAATGAATTTTACCATATCGATACGTATATTCAACACACAACCACATAAACAAACGATACAACCATCGATAATGTTGAGAACTCTGTCTGACCCATATTGCACTTGGGTGATTAATATGACTTGCTTTATACAATGTATTTTCTATGTTTGAATCTGCCATTTTAAATCTACGAATTCTGCGATTGTTTGCAGTTCTGCCTTCATATTCTTCACCATCTAAAACTCTGTGAGCAGTTGATAATAACTGAGCATACTCAACTATCATTTTGACAACATGTTTATCTACATGTTGCTTTGCACACCTCTGTGTGTGGTGGTCTAAATAAAAAACATTCATGTATTGTCACCTTCTGTATACGTAGTTCTTTGTTTATCAAATTGACCTTTACCAGTAAGTGGTGGTTTATTACTTATTGCAACACCTGGTCTATCTTCTCTTTTTTCTGGTAGATTATCAATATGTTTTTTCACTTTAAGACTTTTTCGTACATCTTTAACTATCAAAGATGCTATGATGATGCCAATACCAATAAAACCACCAATTATTAATAAATCAATTATAATCATTATACTATACCCATATATGTTAAAAGTAGTATTATATACAATGAAACAAAAATTGTCAAGACTACTTGTGTATAACCCATGGTTCACCTCTCAATATTGCTTCTGCTTGATGTGGTCCATAATGATAACAGTTTAACTGAATCACTTCGCCACTTTCTCTTTCAATTAAATATCTTTTTGACAAGGGTTCTTTTTGTTCAACCCTTGATAAGATATCACCTTTGTATGTTTTTAAAACAAGTTTCATATTATCACACCTCTATGTTTACTATTTTATCACCATATTTCTCTTCGACTTTTTGCTCTAAGACTTTAGTAATAATCTTGTACTTTGAAAAAGGTATACCTCTTTTATAACAGTAATACCCTAAATCTACTTGACCAGTGTCACCATACATAACATCTGCTTTTATGATATTTTCTTCTAATGATTTTTTCAAAGAAATATTAAAATACTCTGCATGGTCAATAATTTCTTTTCTAAGATTTACCCATGCACGTCTTTCTTCTCTTCGTTCCATTTCTGCAATTTCTTTTGCTTCTTCTGAAACATCGTCAATCATTTCTTCAAGTTCGTTTACAGTATACTCTAAAAAGTTAAATCTAGGTCTAAACCCACGAGCATCTTTATGTATGTCTGAATACGTACCATAAAGTTCCCATTTGATGGCATCTTCAAGAGTATACACACCAGCATCGTTGTAAAATTCTATTTGACAACTGACTGTTGACCAACCATTTGCTTTGTATTCTGCAGTTTTCTTTTCGCAGTATTCTTCTAATGTTTTACAATCTGTCAAATTTACACCGTCAATCATGATGCACCTTCTTTTACAGATTTAGCATGTAAACCATGTCGTTCTTGAAACAACATTGGAGAATTACTATCATAAAGATAAAATGCTTTATGATTCTCAAGTCTTTCTCTCCAAATTAATCTAGTGATTGCAGAATGAAATGATTTTACAAAATCAGTTTTATCTCTGCATTCGTAATAAAATGATTCAATGATATCTGTTTGTGGAGAAAAATCACTAAGAATACCATAACCCAAAGAGTCAAGTTCTTCGTTTTGAAATCTTTCATATACTTGAAATGCTAAAGCATCTTTCATATATGTTTTAGATATTGCTGGTAGACTATTATAAAGTGAAAGAAAATATTCTTTCTCTTTTTCGCCTTTCAAAAGATTAAGTACTTTTGATAACTTTCTTTCTCTATAACTAACTGACATATTTACCTCTCTATCTCTGTTAAAGTTGTGGAGATTCATCGAATCTCTTTTCAATTAATAAATCTAATAACTTATCGTAATCAAACCCTTCTTCAATTGCTTCTTGATAAGTCATTTGAAGTTCATCTAATAATTCTTCGATTGTATAATTTGCACTCAAGACTTGCATTTCAATGTTGTCTTTGATTGCTTCGTTAAATTGATTTGACATTTTTACCTCTCTAATTTATGTTGTTATTATAACAAGACTAACAACATTTGTCAACCCTTATCTTCGCATTTTTGCGATATCTTTTGCAAGTTTTTTATCATCTTCGAATACTGGTACTGCATTAGACTTATGCATCGTTGCGATGCCCATAAGTTTTCTCTCACCAGAATATACTTTTGTTTCTTGTTTAGCAGTATTACCTACTGACTTTTTAAGTCTTTCAAAGAAATCTTGCTTTGCAAGTTCTCGTTCTTCTTGTTTTCTTTTGACTTCTTTTAATACTTCTGGAGATACTTCTTTCTGTTTTGCGAGTACTCTAGTGGGTTTTTTGACTGGATTTGCTAGATGATTCTTACGTTTTTTACCCTTCATGTCGTATCGTAGAGAACCACCTCTATTAAATATTTGAGTCATTGTTCATAATTATACATGGTCATACAGATAATGTCAAGTATAAATAGATACATCAAAGGAGAGAAACATGGACATAGATTTTAGTGCATTAGAACAACTATTAACTAACACTGGTTGGGTTGAAGGTATAATTTATGTGGTAGGTGGATTGATTGTATATACAATAATCCGATATATAAATAAATGGACAAGGTAATATTATGGCAGACGAAATATTTGATTTTGGATTTACGTTAGTAGATGAAGACGAACTCGATACAGTACAAGAGATTGAAAAAAAAGTATCTGAAACCTCATCGAGTGTAGAAGCAACTCAAGAAAAACTTGATAAACTATTTGGTGCAATACAACCATTACTTAATAATTTAAAAGCAAACCCTGAAAAAGAATTAATTAAATGGCCAAATCGTTTAGAAAAGATTGAGGCATTTGAGGACCATATTCAAAAAATATACAAAGGTTAATATGAAAATATCGGTAATGAATAACTTTGATGGAGACGAGTTCAGTTTCCAATATCTTTCATTAGATGCCATAAGTTTTGAAACAGATATATTAAATACACATTTAGAATATTACTGTAAACATAATGCATCTTGGTTAGACCCACAAGTTATACCAAATCAGATAGTTGCTAGAGTTATGTTTAGAGGTGGTCAAATTCCACATTACATGTTATTATCTTTAGCAAACACTATTGGTGGAAATAATATCTTAGTCATACCAAACTGGAATGATAGAAAACACAATCATTTATACGATAGAGACTTTACAACAATACCATTTTTAGATACAAGAACAGATAGTTTCTGTCCAACACACACTTTAGTTCAGCACTTTAGTCTTGTTTGGCAAAAACTGTTAAATTGTCCTTTAAATTTACATGTGGCAATGCCTCCTGGTGATAGTCTATTTCACTATTTGTACTCACGATATAAAGTAAAAATGCTTAGTTCATCAAAACCATATACTCTTGGCGAAAATGTTTTTAGTGGTTATAGTATTAATGTTCCTTCAGATATTAAATTTGATGCAGTTGTATTACTTAATCACGATAGACCCGAAGAAGGTATGACATATAAAGCATCTGATATTAAACGAGACTTTGCACATTATTGTAAACCTGACTTTGTTCTTCAAGATGTTTATACTCCTCGTGGACCGATGAATAGGTCTTTAGAGCAAGGTTTAATGACTTATCGAGGTATTACTAGCGATATACCAGAAAATCCAGAAGGAATAACAAACTTTGAAAAAGTAATTCAGTCTAGTTTAGTAAGTAGAAAAGGTGACGGCGCAGTATCTTTAAGTACTTTAAATAAAGGAAGAAGAGTATTTGATACAGATGCAGACCCTGAAGGAAATCACACTCCTCATAGAATCAGAAGAGGAGTAATAAATCCAATTGTTTGGGACACAGTTGATTCAAATGGCGAGAAGGTAAGTGTTCATGATTTATTTGATAAAGTTGGTATAGAAGAGACATTTAAACTTCAACACAAAAACTTATCTGATATGGTAAACAAAAATGATTGGTCAGATATAATCAAAATCTGGTAGAAAATAAGATTCTTATATATACTAATGTCAACGATATTTATATTATAAATATTCGTGTTTTTTATAACGTAAAGTAATAAGAGGAAAGTCACTATGACTACTGCACAACTAAGAGTTGGTGCGAAGATTGTAGTGCAAAAAATTGAAAACCTAAAAGATAATGACACCGTGTGCCATGTCTGTGAAGTCTGTAAATTCGTAGCATTCTTAACCGCACCTATTTCTATACCGTTTGTTATCATGCATCTTTCGATGTACTAGGACTATGGACAAGAAAGAATTAAACTTGCTTTGATTCTTTACTTGTTGTGACAACAATTTCTACATTATCTGATTGTATCGGAATCTTTATATTATTGTGAGTATGATACAAGAAGAAAGTAGTATCTGGAAATTCTTTGAACATTTCGGTCCATATTGGACGCCAATTGTTGGCGAGTCTGACAGTATTTTCTGTGCTTCTATCAGACTCTAGAATTGTGTCTGTCCAAGATGTAATGTCCATTTCAAAGATAGAATCAAACCCATAAATATGAACTTCATCTGCATTCATTTTATTACATGCATAATGAACTGCAAAATGTCCACAGTTAAAGTTTGTGGCATTACCAGCATACTTAGGAACGTGTGGATAGAAACCTCTTACTTTATGAGAATACTTTAAATAGAAACTACCTTGCATCTCCATCCAATGTCTTGGTCTAGTGCCAAGAATCCAGTCATATTGGTCAAGAGCAAACTTACCTTCTTGAAGTGCTTTCATCATTTTGTAATCTACCATGCATGTTGCATATACTTCTTCTGGTGGTATTTCCATGGGAGGCATGTTACAAATAAGTAAAGTCCCAGGCGAACCTCTCTGAAAAAGACCAGCATGATTGCCATTACCCAGAATGTTAATTCTTTTTGTCATTCATTATATCCGAATAAAGTCTTATGGTCAATAAGTTCTCTGTTTTGCAAGTGTTGTTCTGCAACATCTTCTTTTGATTGGCCAAAATATGCAACTGCAAGGTGAGTTTCAACCATGACTTGATTCATATTTACTCCATCACAAATGATTTCGCCAAGTATTCTACCATACTTACCTTTCTTATCTTTGTATGTACGTAATGCGACAACTTCTGCATCTTTGATTGTATCTGATAAAAAATTAGTTGCCATTTTACCATACTTCTTTTCGTCTAAGTCTCTCGTTCTGGTTTCTGGTGTATCAATACCATATAGTCTTATTCTCTGCTTTTTTAACCAAGTAGAAAAACCTAAGTCTATATCAACATCAACAGTATCTCCATCAACGACTCTTAAAACATTTACTTTATACTCGTGCATTTATTTGCTCCTTGATAACATCGTCTCCTTTCTTTCCTGTATGATGTATTATTTTTGGGTTTTTTACGTCTATGTTATCTATGTAGTCTAGGCGTAACGTATTGTATTCATGTGGTAAAGGATTAATTGCACCAAGTTTTTTGATTGCATTACCTTCCATCATTAAATATAAAACTTCTTGGTCACCTTGTTGTGGGTTTTCGATACATTGTTTTTCCCAGTCTCGAAGTACTAATGGTATGCCCTGAATCAAAATAACACCACTATTATACCATGCACCCATTTCTGGTCTTCTTTTACTCCATGGTCTGTCTTCTATCATACCAAGTTTATCTGATTCAGCATAATTAAATATATCCGAGATATCTTCTAACACTTGACAGTCTGTATCTAACCAACAAACTTTGCTATAACCTAGTTCAGCGACTTTGATAAGACTAGAAGGTTTTTTAAACCAACCTTCTGCTTTGTTTTGTGACATGTCGATGTAAGTAAAATCACCATCAGGGTAATTCATCATGCCAAAGTCAGCAATAACTAATTCTGTAGTATTAAATTTTTTAAAGTTTTTAATAAACCAGGGTAATTGCCATTCTGTATTGTGGTCACACCCTGTTACAAAAACATTAGACATCGGACACTTCGTAGTTTTCGTTGTAATTGTGTTTAGCAAGACAACCATTAACGTTCTGAATAGTTGTAAAGTTATCTCTTGCTTCTGCAGGCCATGGATAGTATTCTTGAAGAAAGTTAAATCTATCTAGATGTAAGAATGTGTCAGTTGGTCCAGCATCTATCTTTGCTTGGTCAATCAGTAATTTTGCACCTGCGGGTTTGATACCATATGCATGTGCGCCAGGAAAATATCTTTTACTAGTTAACGGATTTAGACCTAATGTTTGTGGTATATTAAAGTTACCATAACTAGGTTTACCAAAACTACAGATAAAAGTATATGGTACGTTTGGTATAGGTGCAGTTAATACTGCATCGTGTTCAAAGATAAGTATCTCTTCATCTAACTCTACACACTTCTGCCACAAAGAGTAATGCGAACAAAATGCAGATATACAATTTAAATTACGAGAGTATTGTTCTTCAAAACCTTCTCTTGGTATACCTTCTTGTTCTAAAAACGTTAGTGGTTCGTCTCTCGGTGTGATTGCTTCGAATCTTTTTATGTCTAAGTCATACTTATAACCAGATTCGATGCATCTCCAAGAAGTCTCTAGACTGCCTTGGTGATTCATTATAGTGATAACAAATGCTTTCATATTATATTTCATTGAGTTGTTGTACTCTTTAGTCCTTGTTGTATGGTAGTGTAATAAGGATAAACAACTTGTAAAGATGGAAACAATTGTTTGCACATTATCGCATCATTTGGCCACATACCAATCTCTTTTGTTTTAATCAATAACTGTTCTGCAGTTTTTGGTGTCATAATGTATGCAGAATTACCTGCAAGACCCTGGGGATAGTCTTTTGATTCATCAACATAAGGCACGTCTTGTACGCCTTGTTGTTTTGATACTAAGTCGTGATACACCTGTGATTTACGAGTCATTCCCCTAGGGTCATTTAGACCAACAACTTCACCTCTCCATTTGTGACTTTTATCAATATCGTTTTCAATAAACTGTCGAGTAAAAAGTGCATCGTGTTCTAGTATAATAATCTTATCTCCTAAGTCAATACATTCTTGCCAAAGTCTCATATGTGATACCATGCAGGCAATTCTATTTTGTATATTACCAGTCTCATATGCACGAAGTCTTAGTCCAGTTGCTATGTCATACTTCTCACCGACTTGTGGATAACTATATTTTAACCACTGTGCATCTATACTCGTTATCTTTTTTAAATCTTGTTGGACAGTATCTGGTGTAGTCGCAGGAAAGATTAATGGGTCTATTTCAGACTTTGTTTGCTTGATAGAACCTATTACCTGTCTACTTGCTAACGTAGATTCGTGATTGTTCACCATTGTTATAATATAACCTTTTATCATACTTTCACTTCTATGTAGTCTTCTAATTTCTGTCCAACAAATATGTGGTCTCTCCATTTACCTGACCTTTGGTCACCTGAATGAAAAGTATCAATATAATCTTCAATAACTTTTATTTCGTATTTAGAATCTTCGACAATACCTTCAAATGCATCGTCCATAAATCTCCAATGGTCTTTTACATCGTGTCTAGGTCCTGCACTTGGTACTATGATAATAATGATGCCATTTGTTTTTAAAACACGACACATTTCATCAAACATCTTAAATGGATTTGCAACATGCTCTAAACATTGTCCTGAAACAACGACATCAAATGTTTCACTCTCTGCTGGTATGTAATATCTGTGTTCCATAAAATGAGTTACACTTGGTGCATCTACTATATCTGCAACATAATAGTCTTTAGTATATTTTGTCCATATTTCTTTGTAACTTCTTTCTAGTTTACCACCACCACCTACATCTAGAATGTCATTTTCTTTTTCTAAGTATGGTGCTAGTTTTTCAACCATCCATTCCATATTTTTTAGTGAACCAGGGTGCATTTTTTGTTTCCTTCTTTTATTTTTTGCCAAGTCTTTGCAGTTGCAGTACCTGTAATTTGTAGTGCAGGTCTTTTTTTCCATGAACCATTCCATGTTGCATGTGGTAAAGTTGACCACTCCCAAGTGACAACTTCTCCTGCTTTCCATTGTGTATGTATATGATTACCAAATTGAAATATCTGCCCTGGTTCCCAATCTTCAAGAAAAACTAGAAATCTTGTTTTGTCTCTAGCATATTTAAATTCTTTACTTTCAATTCTTTCTTTTCTTGGTTCACCTGGTAAATTATCGATATGAAACATTAACTGTTGATTTGGTTTTTGGTCATGAAACTTCCATGTTTGATTTTTAGTTTTATCTAATTCAAACCATTCTGCGACTTTTCTAAACTTAATAAATCTATCATCATCATTATATCTGTATGCATCAAACATTTCTGCATTCGGTTGACCAGCATAATTATCAGCATCTTCAATCGCATGATATACGTTATTTACTACAGATGCTTTGTTGTTTGCATAGTTATATGGTTGTTCGTTAAATCGTTTTGATTTCATTTCTGTAGTTCTTGCTAGTTCAATTTCATCTGTGAAATCAATGTCAAACTTGCCAAGTATTTTAAAATACTCGCCTTCTTTGTCTTCTTTCCATTTATCAAAATGGTATGTAGTCTCAAACATTACACTCTTAGAATAAACTGAGTTTCACCTCGTGGTTCTTTAAATAACATATATCTTTTACAAAATCTATCAACTGCATTAGTGACACCTTCTTTACCATATCTTGCATGTTTCCAGTAATAATCATCACCCATAATCATACCACCTGGTTTGACAACTTTTAAAGAGTTCTCTAAGTCTCTAAGGCACCCTTCATAACTGTGGTCTCCATCGACATATATCCAATCTAATTTTTCAGGTTTAGTTGCAAACCATTCATCTGAGGTCATACGATGTATTGTCACTCTTGGGTCCATTCCACACTTCGAATATACTTCTGAGTAGATTGCATCGTAGTATTCTTGAAAATCTACATCTTGTTTTTCTATGTTAAGTATCTTAGAATATTTTGCCAAATACTCGTCATAGTTTTTATACTCTTTAGATTTTTTATAAGGTTCTACTGACCATGGGTCAATCATATGTAATTCAGAAATACCTAGTCGTAAAAATTGCATAGATGTATTTCCTGCCCACACACCTATTTCAGCACCTTTTGTATTAGGTAAAATATCTTTTAATATGTGTATAGAGTCTTTATTTACTCTAGATGCCATCATGAGACTTTTTCTCCCTTATTTCACTATTGCATACTTTATCTATTTCTTTTTTAAGTCTCGCCCTGTGGTCATTAAGTATATAAACTAATCTTGCATAATGAATGAAGTCATCATGAAAATTTTGTTCTTTTTCTAAACTTCTTTTTTTATCTTCAATCAACCAAAGTGAACTGTTTACTTCTTTTAAATGTATATACAGATATCTAGTAAGAGTGTTATTATATTCTTGATAGACATCTAAAAGTTTTTGTTTTTCAGTATCAACATCTAATCCTTTAGATGCTTTGATTTCAAGTATTGAAAGTTTATCAAAGAGTTCACCTACACTTACATCAACTTTAGGCATTATATATTTTCACTCCTCTTGCTTTTGCACGAACAAAGTGGTGAGAAATATATCCACCAGTTGTGTATAAATGTATGTCTTCTGGTTTGTGATATAGATTTGCCATATGTAGAAATCCACTGTCGATACCAATATGCCCATCTGCTTTTGCCATAGCATAACCTATTGCTTGTAT